AAAGAAATGTAATACAAAATAATCAAACAAGAAATAACCAAAATAATAATCAAACAACTTATAGGCAGACTGGTGGTGATGCTTCTGTTATGGAAGAAGTACAAAAAAGAAATCAAAAACTTGCTAGTACTGCTGCATCAACTGCTGCAGAATCTAGAAACTTCTATGCATCTGCTGGTAAAAGCATAAAAGCTAAAAAGATATCGAGTTTTGCATAATGGCATATGTACCAATAGCTCAACCCCCTGTAGAAAATTATGATACTGATAATAGAGTAACATCATTCATAAAAAAATATAAAGAAGCAGAACAAATACACGATCATTGGAAAGATAAATATGAAGAAGCATATGAATATACTATGCCTCAAAGAGAATCATTCTACGAAGAAACTATAGGCGAAAGAAGAACAGATAAAATATTTGATGAAACTGCTGTTGTAGGTATACAAGAATTTGCTAGTAGATTACAAGCTGGTATTGTTCCTACTTATGGTAGATGGGCAAACTTACAAGCTGGTACTGAAATACCTGATGATGCAAAACCAATTATAAATGAACAGTTAGATAAGATAACTGAATATGTTTTTGAAGTATTAGCTAACTCAAACTTTAATCAAGAAATACATGAAGCCTTTATGGATTGTGCTATAGGCACAGGAGTATTACTAGTAGAAGAAGGAGATGCATTAAGTCCAATAAACTTTACTGCTGTTCCTTTACCTAGAGTAATGTTGAATAATGGACCTGACCAAAAGATAGACACAGTATTTAGAAAGAGAACTATGCGTTATGATAAGATTATGATTGCATATCCTAAAGCTGAAATGTCTGAAAAAATGATGAAAAGAATTACGGACACACCAACAGAACAAGCAAACATAGTTGAAGGTGTGTTTAAAGTTTATGATGAACCTAATGTAGAAAAATATAAATATTGTGTTGTCTGTATGACAGATCAGGAATTAATTTTAGAAAGAGAGTTAGAAGGATCAGGATCTAATCCTTACATAGTATTTAGATGGAATAAAGCTAGTGGCGAAGTATATGGTCGTGGACCAGTATTTAATGCTATGGCAGCAATCAAAACTACAAACCTTACAGTAGAACTAATATTACAAAACGCCCAAATGAATATCTCAGGTATATATACATTTGAAGATGATGGTGTAATTAATCCTGATACAATAACTCTAACTCCGGGCAGTCTAATTCCTGTAGCACCAAACAGCAGAGGATTACAAGCACTTCCAGCGGCTGGTAGATTTGATGTAGCACAATTAGTATTAGGAGATATGAGGCAGAATATTAAAAAAGCATTATACATGGAAACATTAGGTAGACCTGAAGGTACACCAATGTCAGCTACTGAAGTATCTCAAAGAATGGCAGATCTATCTACACAGATAGGATCATCATTTGGTAGACTACAATCAGAACTAATAACACCTTTGCTTAGAAGAGTTATAAGAATCTTAATTAAGATGGGTAAGATAGATATACCTAAAGTAAATGGTAGAGAAGTAAAAATAGTATCTACATCACCATTATCTCAAGCACAGCATGAACAAGATGTACAAGATGTTCTTAGATTCTCATCTATACTTGCTCAAACATTTGGACCACAAATGCTTAATTTAGTAGCAAAACAAGATGAAATGGCTAAGTATTTAGCTGAAAAGATGGGATTACCTGAGAAACTAATCAGAGATGCTGGAGAACAGCAAGAACTGCTTTCACAGTTGCAAAATCAACAACAACAAGCTAATATGGCTCAAAATGAGCTGGGAATCCCTCAAGACCAAACAGGACAACAGTCCTGATTCAGAAATAGATATACTATTCGCAACACTATTTAATCTTCCTAATGGTAAAAAAGTATTAGACTATTTAGAAAAGATTACTATAAAAGCAAATGTATCACCACAAACACCTAGTAGTAACTTGTGGCATTTAGAAGGACAAAGATATTTAGTAAACTTAATTAAAAATAAAATAAGAAAAGGATCAAAGAAGAATGACTGAAGAACAAACACCAGATAATCTAGAACAAACTACAGATAATACACAAGCTCCTGTAGAAAGACCTGAGTATGTTCCTGAAAAGTTTTGGAATAAAGATACTAATGAAATCAATGTTGAAGATTTAAGTATATCTTATAATGCCTTAGAGAAGAAACTAGGATCTAGAACAGAAGATCTATCTAAACAAATTAGAGAAGATATAGAAAAAGAAAGACTATCATCTGCACCTGAAACTTATGAAATAAAATCACCTGAGTTACCTGACAATGTACAGTTAGATATTAATCCTGAAATGCCATTACTACAATGGTGGCAAGAACTAGCAAAGTCAAAAGGATTATCACAAGATGAATTTAATTCAGGTATAAAAGCATTTGCAGAAAATGAAGTAAATGCATTACCAAATCAAGAAGAAGAAATGAAACTACTTGGTGAAAATTCAAAAGAAAGAGTAGAATCAGCTGACCTATGGGCAAAGAAAAACTTATCACCTGAAGGATATGAAGCAGTTGCAGAACTTGCTTCTACTGCTATGGGTGTAAAAGTAATAGAAGAAGTAATGAAACTTACAAAAGATGCTCCTATGCCACAAACAGAAACAAGGATTGATGTAGAGCCTGATAAGATAGATTTAAGATCTATGATGGCAGATCCAAGATACTGGAAAGATGGTGAAAAAGATCCAGCATATATAAGAAAAGTTACTGATCTATATGAGAAATACGAAGCCAAAAAGACAGCGTAGAAAAGTAAAAGTATTATGGAGAGATGCCATTAGTCATGCTGAATGGTGTTATCCTAGTGAAGTAAAAAAATATAAACCAGCTATAAATACAACTGAAGGGTATCTTCTTATGAGAAATAGCGAAGTAACTATAGTCTATATGTCCTACAATGATACAGATATAGGTGATATATGTGTCATACCTACAGAGAATGTTAAGACAATAACATTTGTGCGTTGATCTTTTCTTAAAAATATGCGTCTTTCTTACTAAGACCTTAATGGCTTTCTGATATGCCTTTCATAGATAACATATCAAGACCAAAGAGATAATCGAATATTAACAATTAGAACACAAAGGAGAAACTATGAGTTCGCAAATCAGTAATGCTTTTATCACTCAGTTTGAAGCTGAAGTGCATATGGCATATCAAAGAATGGCGAGTAAACTCAAAGGTCTTGTTCGTACAGTTAATGGTGTATCAGGAGAATCTGTAAAGTTCCAAAAAGTAGGTACTGGCGAAGCTACAAGCAAAGCTAGACACGCTGAGATAGTTGCAATGAATATATCACATTCAAATGTAACTGCTACACTTTCAGATTTCTACGCATCAGATTATGTCGACAGGCTTGATGAGTTGAAAACTAATATTGACGAAAGAGCTGTGATAGCTAACAACGCTGCATATGCTCTTGGAAGAAAGACAGATGACATTATCTTAGACGCAATGGCATCAGCAACTACTCTTGCAAACAATGCTGGAGCTTCAGGTGCTTCACCAGCTACAGACATGAACATTGACAAGATCAAAGAAATGCAAGAGTTCTTTGGTACAAACTCTGTGCCAGATGACAATGCTAGATATTGGGCAATCGGTCCTTCACAATGGTCAGACCTTTTAGCTGACGACCAATGGACAAGAACTGAATACTTAGGAAATAACGAATTACCTTATGCTGGTATGAACTATACCACTAAGAGATTCTTAGGATTCTTATTCTTCGTACACTCAGGTCTTAAGACATCAGGTTCTACAGACAGACACACTGTGTGTTGGCATAAATCTTCAATGGGATTAGGAGTAGGTTCAGAAGTAAGAACTGAAGTAAACTATATTCCTGAGAAAGTAGCACACCTAATGACTTCTTATTTATCAATGGGATCAACTTTAATTGATGACAATGGTATAAGAATTCAGAAATGTGCAGAATAGGAGTAAATTATGGCATACGCATTAGCAAATCCTGTTAAAAAAATAGCACAAGCTGGTGATAGCAATTCAATCTTCTTCTATACAGATGGAGATGCTACATCAACTGTTGTAGGTAGTGGTTACTTTAACCTCTCAGCTACAGAATTTAAACAAGGCGATATGATCCTTTGTGCCAATGGTATAGGTGGCACTATAGAATCTGACTTACTTGTTGTAACTTCTGCAAGTGGAGCAACAACTGTAACTACTGCTAAATTAGCATAACACTATGAGGGGGGTTTATCCCCCCTTTTAATTTGGAGATTTTATTATGGTAATGATGAACATAGCGAAGAGTGCAGTAAGTAGTGTTAGAGCTTTATTAAAGAAAAAAGGTTTAAAAGACGCTGTAGATGTAACTACAAAAAAAGCTAAAGCAGTATCTGGTAAAGCAAAAGAAGCAGTTGCAAAAGCAAAACCTCAAGTAGACAAAGCTGTACAAGCAACTAAAGCAAAAGTAAAACCAGTAACTGACAAAGTAAAACCAGCTGTAGAAAAAGCTAAAGCAAAAGTAAAACCAGCAGTAGAAAAAGCTAAAGAAACTGCTAAAGCTGCATCTGTAAAAGCTCGTAGAAAAGCTGGACCAAAAGTTAGAGATACTGCAAAAAGAGTAGCAAGAGGAGCTGCTGCCGCAACTGGTGGTGCTTTAGGATTAGCTGGTGGATTAGCAGCCGCACCTACTATTGGTGGTGCTGCTTTAGGAGCAACTACAGGCTTTGTAAGTGCAAAAGATCCAGTAAAAGGTGCTAAAATAGGTGCTGGTGTTGGTGGTGCTTTAGGATTAGCTGCAACTGGTGCTTTAGCTGCATCATTAATAAAAACTAATCAACCTAAAGAATCAGGATATACAGTAAAAAGACTTTCAGATGGTAGATTTAGTACAACATTTCAAGATGCAAATGCTAATGCAGTATTTTCATCAAAACAGTTATCACCAAAAGATATAGCAGATGTAAGAAAAAATGTAGCTGTATTAGATAGTATTGTATTAGGTGATAATATATCCTTTTTAGAAAAACAAGAATTTATGGCTAGACTAAATTACTTAGCAGATAAATATGGAGTAAATAATATAACTGGTAAAAACTTATCTGTACTAATACCAGCAATAGGTAAAGCATAAACTAATGGCAGTTACCAAAGTAGATATTGCCAGTAGAGCATTAATAATGATAGGAGCTAATCCTATCTCATCATTTACAGATGGTACAACTGAATCCCTTGTAGTAAATACAATCTATGAAGAAATAGTAGAATCTACTCTTACAAGAGCTAGATGGCGTTTTGCTACAGGACAACAACAATTATCATTCTTAACTGATACACCAGCTGGTAGATTTGAATATGCATATCAACTACCAACTAGTCCACAACTATTACAGATATTAGCTATTACAGTTAATGACCAACCAATACCTTATTCAAGATATGAAGATAAAATTTATATGAATAGTTATGGTAATGAAAGTACAGTCATCATGGATTATATATTTAGACAAGATGAATCATTATTTCCACCATATTTTAGATTAGCTTTAGAACTAAAGTTAGCCAGTATATTTGCTGGTTCAATAGCTAGAGATTCTGCTCTAGTAAATGAGTTTGACCAACAAGCAGAAAGACAACTACTTATAGCTAAAAATATTGATGCACAAGAAACAACAACTAAGAGATTGTCAACTAATAGATTTATTAGCAACAGAAGGAGTAGTAGAAGTGGGATTGTTTCCTAATGCCAAGAAAAGTCAGACAGGTATATACTAACTTCTCAGCTGGAGAACTTAACTCAAATTTAAACGCAAGAACAGATGCTAGAGCTTACTTTGAAGGAGCAAAGCAATGTCGTAACTGGTTCTTACTTGATGAAGGTGGCGTTATGCGTAGACCAGCAACACAGTTTACTACAGCTCTTGTAGGTGAAACTAGAATCATACCATTTATATTTAGTAATGATGAAGTAGCTATATTTGCTTTTTCTAATAACAGATTAGATGTTTTTAATTCTAGTGGTACTGCAATACAAAGTAACATTACTAGTAATTGTAACTGGACTACAGCTCAACTATTTGAATTAAACTTTGCACAGTTTGCAGATACTGTGTTTTTAACACATAGAGATAATCCTATAAGAAAAATAAAAAGAACATCAGCTAGTACATTTGAAGTTTCTGCTTATACTTTTGAAGAAGATACTACTGTAAGTGCTGGTGGTATAAATAAAACTACTGCACCTTTTTTTAAATATGCAGATGGTACTACAACACTAACACCTAGTGGTACTACTGGTAGTATTACATTAACTGCTTCTACAGATACCTTTGTATCTGCTCATAATGGTACATACATACAATTAGGTGATACACCAAAACAATTAAAGATTACTGGATTTACATCTGCTACACAAGTTACTGCTCAAGTATTAGAAGCATTACCTAATACAGATGCAGATGCAGATTGGGCAGAAGAACTTATATCTGCTGTAAGAGGATTCCCACAAGCTGTATCTTTTCACGATAATAGATTATGGTTTGGTGGTGTAAGAGATAGACCTTCAGCTGTTGTAGCTAGTCAAATAGGTGGTTATTTTAACTTTGATCTTGGTACAGCATTAGCTAGTGAAGCAA